CTTATTTTTTTCAACCTTTATGTACAGTTAAAATTAAAAATGAATGGAAAATGTTAGGTTTTACAAAAGCTGTAGAGGATTTATTTTCGTTTAACTTATCTGCGCGAGATTTTTATATTCCTAATTGTAGTATGAGTTTTCTCTCTTCTTTGTTTCATCATCGGATGATATTTGAGAGAGGAAATCGTATTCGGATAGGTATGACCTTTTGGTATGGAGGTGCATATGAGTTGGCGATGTATATGAATGCTTTTATACAAGGTATTATTTATAGAACAGGTGATATTAAAAAATTAGATAAATCTATTAAGGATTGGCAATTGTATTTGTATATAGTAGCTTGTATACGATATTATAATACAGGGAAAATGAATCCGACTCAAAAAGGTTTGTTCTATGAATTAATAAAATTGTTAATGTATCATATTTCTAATAAAATTACTTTATGTGTAGATTCGATTTGGCGTTTGATACAAGGTATTATGTATTCAGGAGGAAAAGAAACGTCGCATGGTGATAGCTGGCTTATGAGTTTAGCGTTTGAGATGTGGATAGAAGATGTTGTTATGCGTTATCCTCATTTGAGACCTGTTATTGAAAATTATATAAATGTAGGTCTCATTCGTATCATTGTTTATGGCGACGATCATATATGGTCTATTCCCTCTAGTTTGAATAGTGTATTAAATTTGAATGATCTTATAGAATTTTTAGCTAGAGTTTTAGATATGGAATTGCAAGATTGTGAAGAATTTGATAGCTTTTTTTCTATTCCTGATGATAAAGGAGGATTAGCTGTTCGAGGACCTAAATTTTTAAAAACTTATTTTATTGAAAATACTTTTGGTCCTCAATATGCTAAAGTTTTACCTTATAAAGTAATTAATGAGTCTATGTTGAAGATGTTTAGTTCTGATGGTTCTGAACCGGAATGGCGTATTCTTCGAGCTATAGGAACTGCATGGGATTTTCGAGGTACTAATGTTTTAGGTCATGATTACGCTTTTGAATTTTATGAAAGAGTATCAAAATATAGTAAAAGAGCTCCGATAGAGATATTTCGAGATTTGTTAGAGAAGAGAGAATTTAATAAAAAAATAAATAAAATAGCTAGGTTGACAGACGTGTCTACAGAACAAATGTTTGATCATTTTCCTTCTGTTGCTAAATTAATGAGTAGGCATGTCTATAATCCTAAAATGTGTGCTTATGGTAATAAGGGTGATTGGGAATTCAAGATGGTCCAAGAGATGAAAAGTTTTTCTTTTGTTTATAGTCCAGTAGAGAATCTTGGTCCTACATCCTTTCTCAAATCGTAGGTCAGTCTAATACCTTTAAGACATTAAAATAAAAATAAAAAAA